CTCTATAGTCTGGGTGAGTATCTTTTTCTTTCTTGTTAGGGAATATTGCGAAATTAATTATTTTATCCATTGTTTTGTAGTGAGTGATGTATTAAATCAACTTCACCTTTATTAAGACGCTTGTAAGATTTTTTTAACTCTTGAATAATTGTTATTTGTATCTTATTTAACTGCTCATATTCTTCTGATAACATATTCCCTGTCGTAAGATACTTGTCTAACAGGGAGTTCCATTGTAATCGTTCCATTAGAATGCGTCATCATCTTCTGCGACCTTTAATTTTCCACCTGACCCGTCTGGGTCTTTATCAGTAATCAAACCCAAGAAAGATGACAAGGCATATCTTCTATAATAAGTGATTATTGAACCTCGCGCTTGTGGTTCGCTCATCTGTTCAAATCCACATACTACAAACTTTTCACTTGATGTAATTTGACCATCCTTTCCTGTCTTTTTTGCCACTATTTTTTCAATTTTAGTCTGTGGTAGTGGTGTTATATCCGCTAAAGTTTCACCACTTTCCTTATGATAAATAATTGTTTTTATTGCTTGTGTTCCATTTATATTAGAGAGTGGTTGTAATACCCCGAGACCGTGTTTTTTAAGTAATGGTTTAATAACTTCATCAATCGCAGGTAAATCTGCATACTTATAGTTATATCCAGAAGTATCTTTTAATATAACAGGAACTTCTTGTTGAAAATCTGACAATGCTTCTAAAATCTTTTTCATATATATTTTAATTTATAATTAATGTTGTTAAATCGAGTTCGACTATAAGTGCCGATAGACGGGATATATAATTTCTCAAGCACCAGTTTCTACTTATATATCCATTTAATTTAATCTGTTCTTCTACTATTTTAATTTGTGTCATATTATCTATCTTCTTCATTATCTCTATAATCATCACTATCGACCCCATTTATTTCACCGATTCTATCTCCAACTATTTCTCCACAATCGCAACCGTCTTCTGGTGAAGCGTGGCAGTCGTGGTTTTCAAATAACACCTTTTCTATTTTATCAAAAACTGTTTCTGCTCTAACTATTTTTTCACCATCCATTTCGCCTGTTATAATTTCCATATATTTAATTGTTAAGCGAGTAAGTTGCTGTAAACTCAGCATACTTAAACATCGCTATTATTAAAGCTATTGCTATTAAACTAATTATGATACAACTTGCTAACTCTAACCAATCAACTCTCTGCTTTCTTTTTAACACACTTTTGTAAAAGTCTTCCATATATTTTTTATAAGAGGGGTTAATTAAATCTCTTATGTATATATAGTATCAAATGTATATATATATATGCAAGTAAAGTTATCCACAGTTTTACTATACAACACAGTTATTTAACTTAGTCAAAAATCTACTTTAAAGCACCCCTTTCGATTAATCTAGTCATTATTATTTTTATATTTCTTATAACACTCACTACTACACCACCACTTTAAAAACTTTCTTTTCTTTTTTCCGCACATAATACATTTAGGATTAATTGTTTTTATCTGCATATAATTCTTTATAAACTTGTTCTGATAATTTCTTTCTACTCATTCCATAATATGCTTTATAATGTGCGTCTCTCCATTTTATTTTATTACCAAAAACTGCATCAAACATAATGTCGCCTACAACTTTAATTTTTATTTTCTCATTTTTTATCATAAATAAAGTATATCAAATATATACATTTTGACAATTTGAGTTATCCACAGTTTTATGTTTGCACGAAAAAAAGATAGTTATATAATTATGGTTAGAGATGAAAAAAATAGATTTGCAAAATAATAAAAAGTGTGGTCTAATTACTAGAGTCAAAAACAACGCTAAATTTTATTATTGTAAAATTAGAAAGGCGGGTGAGTTTTCATTAGCGTGGTTCTCATCTGTCCTTCTAATTGTATAATATGAAAAACAACGCTGAAAAAAACTTCTTTTTTGTTAATCGAGAACTACTACAATCTAGTAGGTGGTTATCTGAAAAGTTCACAAGGGCTCAGGCTTGGGTAGATTTATTTGGATTAGCACAACACACTGACAATTTCTTTTTTGTTAGGGGTATTAAAATTGAAGTAAAAAGGGGACAATTAGCTTATTCACAACTAACACTAGCAAGTAGGTGGAAATGGTCTAGGGATAAAGTGAGGCGTTATCTAAAGTGTTTGGAAAGTGATGGTGATATAATACAACAGAATAATGAGATTACGACATTAATTACCATAGTAAAATACAATGTATGGCAGGGAAACAATACAACAGATAATACAACAGAAAAACAACAGAAAAACATCAAACAAGACACATACAATAAAGATAATAAGAATAATAATGATAATAAAGAGAGAGAGAACACACACACCTTTAAAGAACCAGACATTTTAGAAGTAAAAACATACTGTTTAGAAAGAAATAACTCCGTTAATCCTCAGAGGTTTATTGACTTCTATAAGAGTAAGGGTTGGATGGTCGGTAAAAACAAGATGAAGGACTGGAAAGCGTGTATCAGGACTTGGGAAGACAAAGAAAAGCCAAAGGATAGTCTAAAAGTAAACACAGGCAAATACGATAATATTAAAAGAATAGTAATAGATAACACAAAACAATGAACATACCAAAAAGATTTGAGTTAGCAAAATATAAAGATGTGCCTAATAATATAACAACATTATTTGATAAGATCAAAGAGTCAAGAAAAGGTATATTTATACACGGAGAATGTGGCACAGGAAAAACACACATAGCTTATGCAATAGCTAAACAATCAGAAGATGTTATGAAACTTGATGTTAGATTTTATAACATACCAGATTTGATAAGACACCTCAAGAGAGATTTTACAGAAGAAAATAAATTTCTAAGTGATGAGAACACTAACATTGGTAAACTGCTAAACTTTTCTGGTTTACTTATATTAGATGATTTTGGAACTGAAAAACTAACTGAATGGGTAGAAGAAAGTTTGTATATGATAATCAATAGAAGATATGAAAATGTATATCCTACAATATTTACAAGTAACCTATCACCAGAGAAAATGGTAGAGAAGTTTGGAGATAGAATCGTATCAAGAATAATAGGTTCTTGTGATATTGTAGAACTTAAGGGAAACGATAGGAGAATATAGTATTGACTTATAATAGTTTTGTAGTATAATACAAGGATATGGAATCTGATAATCAAACAGAAAACAGTAAACCTTGGCTTTGGAAGAAAGGTCAATCTGGTAATATACACGGAAGACCAAAAGGAACTACTTTAAAAGAATTTGCTCGTAAATATTTAGAGTGTATGACAGATGAAGAAAGAGATGTTTTTATGGATGGACTACCTAAAGAACTTATTTGGAAAATGGCTGAGGGAAATCCTAAACAAGATACTGACATAACTTCTAAAGGTGAATCTATTGTCATAAAGGAAATAAATTATGTAGTCCCTAAAGAATAGGTTGCTTTTTATCTTTATAGATGGCGATTCACTTAATAATAACTTGTCTAACCTAAAACTTATGACAAAAGAAGAACACGATGCAATCAGAAGTTAATAAAATAGAATCAATAAATTTAAAGCCAACCACCAAGCAACACCTAGCGTATGAGAAGTTGTTTGATTTTGAGACATCTTATTTACTCTGGGGGGCTGGGGCTGGTTCGGGAAAATCTTGGCTTGGTTGTGAGTGGTTAATGATTCAATCAATAAGATACCCAAACACCCGTTGGTTTATTGGAAGAAACCAGTTGACAAATCTTATGGCTTCAACCTATATGACTTGGGTCAAGGTTTGTCGAAACCACAATTTCACTGACTGGACTTTTAATGGACAGCAACACTATATACAACTTAAAAATGGTTCACGAATAGATTTAATAGATTTGAAATATAATCCTAGCGACCCACTTTATGAAGACTTGGGTTCTTATGAGTTTACTGGTGGATTTATAGAGGAAGCAGGCGAGATAGACTTTAGGGCTTTTGATGTTCTTAAAACCCGCATCGGTAGACAGATGAATAAGGAATACGAAATAATGCCAAAGATTTTAATAACTTGCAACCCTAAAAAGAACTGGTTGTATCAGATATTTTACAAACCATTTAAAGAGGGAACACTTCCCAAAGATTACGCATTTATTCAGGCTTTATATTCAGACAATCCTTACACCTCAGAAGAATACGGAAAATCTCTTGAAAGTATTACAGATAAAGTTTTAAAACAAAGAATTATGTTTGGTAATTGGGAATATGCTGATGATGACAATGCTTTGATGACTTACGATACCATACAGGATTTATTTACAAATACGATTATAGAAACTGATGAGAAGTGGATTGTCGCTGATATAGCTCGTTATGGCTCGGATAAAACTGTATTTACTTACTGGCGTGGACTTTACTGTTATAAAGTAGAAATGTTTGAGAAACTTGGAGTAGACGAAGTCGGCGAGAAACTTAAAATTATATTACGAGATGAGAAGATACCATACTCACATTGTATCGTGGATGAAGACGGTGTTGGTGGTGGTGTTATGGATGTTGTTCGTGGAGTAAAAGGATTTCAAGCTAATCGTTCCGCCTTTCCTAATAGACTTACGGGAAAACCTGACAACTTCCGAAATGTAAAAGCTCAGTGTGCTTATTTACTTGCTGATTTAGTTAATGCTCATAAAATAAGAATAGATTGTTCACAAGAAATTAAAACATTATTGTCAGAAGAATTGGCTCAGATAAAAAGAAAGGACGGCGATAAGGAAGGTAAAATGGAAATTGAGCCTAAGGAAAAACAAAAGGAAATGCTTGGGCGTTCTCCTGACATAGCTGATACTTTAGTTATGAGAATGTATTTTGAATTTGAACATCCTACGAAAGACCCTTTAAGAATTGACCCTATACTTGCTATGCTTACTAATCCAATGAGAAGAGACGGTGGTAATCAACTTGATTATAAATAGTTGATTTATATGTCTATCTGTGTTATAATATACCAATAATAGATAACTATAATTTATGGAAATATACAATATTTTTTCTCAAACAGAGAATGACTTAAAAGACTTTTTTACTAAAAAAATAAAAGTTGGTAGTGCAATTATAAATGGGACAGAACAAGGTGGATATGATTATTCACAGTGGGAACTTTTACAATCCATTGAATATATGGATGCATCAAAGTTTTTGACTGGAGACAGAGATTCTGAAGGACAACAGAAATTCTATTTGAACATAGCTTCATTTAGAAAAGAAGTTGCATCAAAAAACATCGACATAGATTTAAAGAACTTTAATTTTATACCAGAAGAGGCTCAGGCAGAATATGGTGCTTTAATTTCTAGAAAGAAATTTAAAAAGTGGGCTAAAGACAACGGTCTATCTGAAATGTTAAACGATTCTGTTGACAGATTCCCAAAGTATGGTTCTCTTGTAATGAAAACTACAGGAAAACAGATTGAAATTATTCCATTGTTAAAACTTAGAAATTCGCAGGATGCAAAAAGTCTTGCAGATGCTGATTATGTGATGATTGAACACACAATGAATCGCCACGAACTTGAAGAAAAGAAAGGCTGGAAGATAGACAAAATAGATTTAAAGGTTAATGACAAAATAACTGTTTATGAAAGATATTCTTATGTTCCTAAAGATTTGAACGAAGACTCAGGTAAAGAAGTAAAGACTGATGGAAAAGATTTGGTATATAAAATGGTTATACTTACACTTGATAAAGCTGTCGGTGGTGGTGGTGCAATATTGTTTGCTGAAGAAGTTGAAAATCCTTTTGTCGAAATACACTATGCGAAACAAGACGGCAGATGGCTTGGTATTGGTGAAATGGAAAAACAAATTGAAAATCAAGCAGCGAGAAATATGGTATTTAATCTCAGAAAGAAATCACTTGCTTGGAGTGCTAAAAACATATTCCAAACACAAGATGATACGATAGTAAATAACTTAGTTAGAGAAGTAAAAGACGGAGACATAATGAAAGTTTCTACACAGAATGGTATTTACAGAGTTGATACAGCTAACAGGGCTTCTGGTGATTTTAATTCAACAGATACCTTATTAGAAGAGAACTCAAACCAAAGGTCATTTACTTTCGAGGGTTCATCAGGTCAGTCATTCAAATCAGGAACACCACTTGGACTCGGTGCAATAGTTTCTGAGTCTGTAATGAAATACTACGATAAGAAAAAAGAACAACTCGGTATCTTTTGGAAGAATGTCATTGAAGAGTTTATGCTTGATTCTTGGATTAAGGAAACAGAAGAAGAATTTGTTGAGGGTGTATTAGATACCGAAGAAGGGTTTGACGAACTTAGAGAAGCTAAGAAGAATTACTTAATTGGTAAAACAATTATACAAAATATCCTTGCAGATAAGGATGTTGATATAGAAGCAATAAAATCTGATATAGACAAAAAACTTTCTAAAGTTTCAAGAGACTACTATAAAATGACAAGAGACGAGATTAAGAATTTGAAATATAGATTTGATTTGGACATTACAGGTGAATCTGTAGATATTCCAAGAAAAATGGAAGCATATAATTTGCTCTACCAATCACAGTTAAAAGCTGGACAAATAGAAGATGCAAAAATTACTCTTAAAAAGATGATGATTGTTTCAGGTGAAAATGTTCCTAAAGCAATTACACAACCGAATGTAGCTATGGCGGGTATGCAAGGACAACCGATGCCACAAGCTCAACAAACACAACCAGTTAATCCAATGGAATAATGAATATAGAATTATTGAAAGGAATAGCACGGTCTGACTATAAGAAAAATCTTACGGCGTATCTTAAAGAAACGCAGGCTTATGTTGCTGATATTAGAAATGGAACTTACGACAATGAAGTAAGGAAGGCAACTATTGATGTGATACAAAAACTTTTAATAGACAAACTACATACACTGTCTGGTGAAGTTGTAAGAAATATAGACGATTATAATTAAAAGTAGCCGAAAGGTTGCTTTTTTTTATTAAGTATGTTATAATAATGTCATATCAGTTATCACTCTGTAAAAGTGAATTAAAAACCACTATGGGCGAACCATAGAATAACTAGCATTCTCACTATGGAAAATGAGACAACACAGGAAGTTCAACCTGACATTGAACAAGAAGTAGAATTAACTTTAGAGGAAGAGACTCCTACTGAAGTTGCAACAGAAACTGTTGATTGGCAGAAACAAGCTCTCAAGTATAAAGCTATCGCACAGCGTTATGCTAAGAAATTTCAAGGCGGGTCTCCTGCACCTAAACAGGAATTAACAGAGAAGAAAGACGATGATATTCGTTTGACAGTAAAATCACTTCAGATGGCAGAAGCAAAACGTCAGTTCGGTTACGAACACGGATTGTCGCCAGAAGAAACTGATGCTGTTTACAAACTCAATCCAAACCCAACAAAGGAAATCTTAGATGATTCATTTGTAAAGGGTGGTCTAGCCGCTTTGCGTGCTAAAAAAAGGGTTGCAGAGAATACCCCAAGTTCGACTTCACGTTCCGCTTCATTTAAGCCAGCTGAAAACACTCAAGAAGCTCGTCAAAAAGCTCTAGAGGAATTCACGGCAAAAAGATTCGGAAAATAACTTTATAAATTAAAATGGCTTTTTCATCACCAACCGATGCTTTCACAGGTGCAGACTTAGCTCCAGCTATTGGAGAAGTATGGTCACCTATCATCAATGAGCCTAATTTCCCAGCAGCAGTTGCCTCAAACTTCTTCACAGATTTGAGTTCATATATGTCTGACGGCGGAGATTATGTTCACGTCCCAAATATTTTTACTAACGTCTTTTCAGTTCAGACACAATCAACACAAGGTAATGCTGTCGTTGATGCAAGTCCAGCTGGAGTTGATACAACTTTGCAAGTTGCTACACATAAGTATGTTGCTTTCATAATCGGAGATATGACTATGAAACAAATGTTTAAGAGTGTAAAACTTGTTGAAGCTTACACAAGAGAAG